ATTCTATAGTACAATGTTCAAGGGTCCAAAATGGGAGTCATTCAGATGGTGTCCTCCAGCTTTATACTGGGGAGCTAGAGAAATGGCTAAACAAGCCATGCAGAACTTTATTCCCGATCCTTACCAAGATGATTCCATCTATGAGAAGGGGAAGACGAGTAAAACAACATTGTATGATCACATGGTGAAAAAAGACAAATGTATCTTGGAAGCAAAGCCGAATAATAATTTCGGATTCCATTCAAGAGAACTAAACGAAACACAGAAAATAATAGCTGCGCAGTTTATAGATATGGCAACAAGTGACGACAATTTCGCACTGTTGAAAGAACATGGTTACATTCCAAAAGACTTGACAACTGATGAGTTCCGAGCTATGGATGTTACATGGGGCGAGCAAGCGTACTTTATGATGATAAAGGGGTCTGCTACAACTATTCTAACTCTCAAAGTTAAAGAGCAGAAAGGAATGGATAAAAGATTGTTTTATGTACAAATGTATGATGCTCAGTGTAAAAATTCACTAGCAGACAATTTGTACTGGCAAATCTTAAGAAACAGCCAGTTTGACTTCATAACTAGCAGAGGGGACGAGAAATTCAGAGAATTGGAAGAAGACATTGAAAAAGTGTTATCTACCATAGCTGAAATTTTTATGATGACTATGGACCAAACTAAGTACGGAGATATGTATGCGATTGACGCCTTAATATTCCAAACTGTAGCTTTGTACCATGCAGGTTATTTTAGCAAAAACATGTGTGCTTTTATCTTAGATTGTTTTGAAGCTTTAAAGAAGAGAATTATTCTCTTACCTAAGGCTGTCTATAAACACTACTCCAAGTGGGTCCAAGCTGGGTGCCCAGTCGGTGAAACTGATTCGGATGTGTTCAAATTTTCTAAATTTGCTGCATTTAAGAAATATGTAGATCTAAAAGTAATTGCCAAAGAGTATATCGAGAGAGATATTGAATTTGGGAAAGACTTAAAGAATATAGAACCTATTTTACAGAACGAATTCTATAACAAGATTCCAGGATTTACTCTAGGAGTGTACAACTTTGCTGGTTCTTATGGAACTGCAGTCGGGTTGTTCTGGGTCTCCGAGATTTTCAAAAGGTATTTCCCTAACTGTGTAGTTAGGGGAGAAGGCCATTCTGATGATTCAATATTGATGGTAGACTTAATAGCACCCAACGGGGATTTAAGGGATATAAATATAGATGATATATTCAAATCCATCCATCAAGACGAAGAATTTTACAGAGAAGGAGAAGGATTCCGCTCTGCCATCTGTTATGTGACTAATGATCAAGTAGCAAAGTACTTTGTTCTATTATGTCTCACTACTAGTGCATTTGTTGGACAACGTAGTTCAACCAAAAAATGCGGATTTGGGAGGGCTGCAGAAGTCTTGCAGTCTTATTACTATAAAGGGTGTTCAATTCCTAGTTGGGTCAAATTTTGTTTGACTCTTGGAACATCTCTCCCTAACACAGGCCCGGGCCCTGATTTACAGTCAGTGGTAGGCAGATCTTACAATTTAGT